TGCGTTAACATCAGCGACACTAGCATCTGCGCGTGTGGAACCAGACTCTCTGGTGTTTTGATAACCAAAGTAAGCATTTCTGAAGTCAGACAAGCCGCCGTCAGAAGCCGAGACACGAAGTCGAACCTCTGGGAAAGAAAATCCAGCCATTGCACCGTCTTCCTCAGATGAGGATGAAACAACAAGAGGAACAGCACCAGCACCTGGGAGTCCTGAATTCCAATAAATCATACCAGAGTTAAGGGTAGTTTCGTTTGCAGATGTTACATTCTTATACTTAGGAGGACCAAAGTAACCGAATGGGAGAAGAAGTGGGTTAGCGCCACCATCTTCAACATCGCTTTGACACTGGACATAAACATACTTAGATTGGTTTTCATAGTCTCCGTAAGAAATCAGTCTTCTTTCGGTTTCGTTCCACTCTTGGTAAGTATCGCCAATTCGACGAGCGATAAAGTCCGGACTTGTAGGATCAAGGTTGAGGTTATCAAAGCGCTCAAGAACTTGAGGCTTCGCATCAGTATCACCGAGTGCGCGAACAACAACCGAGAATGAGCCATAGTCGCTTGTTGTAGTTGAAGATGCTCTGATCTTCTCGATAGAAATCTTAGCGTTTCTGTTCAACCACTCGCCATGACCGCGACCGATAAGACGGAACAATTTAGGCATAGCTTCAACATTGAAGTCAGCAGCAACACCCTTAAGGTCTTGACCGATGAACCAGCCAGTGTATGCTTCGCGGTGAGCAACTTGTTTATTAGCAGGACCAAGGTCATTGTCATCGTTCTTAGCGATTGGAAGGATAACACCTAATGCAGCAGCCGACTCCAAACCAGCGTCTCTAACTTCTTGCTCAAATGTCTCACCCAACCAATATGGTTTAGCACTAGCGGAAGGATAGAAGGCGTTAAGAGTGCTGGCTAACTGCGGGTTAGTGCTGAATGCCTTTCTAACGAATCTTTCGCTTGAGTCAGAGAAGTTGAATGTAATCTTCTCATCGACATCAACCCATGAACCAGAGATACGAACAGTGAATTCGTTGTTTGAGTCAGTAGTAATTACCTTACCGATACCTTCATCAGCTTCAGCAGAACCAGAACCCCAAAGAGTTCCGGAAAGCTGAATTGTTGAGCCAGAGTTTACATACCATACTGCTGCGAGGGATCCGGTGCCAAGAAGGGCACTCGAAGCTGCCATTGACGCGGAGGGCCAGACCCAAAGACCATAAGCACCGCCGTTTAAATCGGCGTTAGTGTTTGGGTGGTTGCTAGTTTGCCAACCAGCGGTATTGTCACTATCATTCTTTTGCTCACCAAGAACACGAATGTAAGTAAGAGGGGCTACGTTTGATACTAAGAATGCTTTCGCAGCATAAGTTCCATACATTGGCGATTGGAAGTTTCCATCTCTGGAGATGTCTCCGCCAGCCATACCTGGAACTGTGTCTCCAAATAGTTCGACGAATTCTGAATACGACTCAACCTTTGTAGGCTGCATCGCAAGACCTCTCTGGGAGCGTCCGATTACTACTGGTCCGATTGCACCGGCAGATCTTGGAATGAAAGAATTATCAATCTCGTTGATAAACACTCCAGGAGATACAAATTTAAAGCTTTTTACTGACATGTTTTTGTTCCCTCGTTATAAAATGGTATTAATTGATGCCTCAATCATACTTTAAATAGTATTTTCGATTTCAAAAGGATATCAGGATATTAATAAAAACAACTGTTTCAGTTCCTGAACTACTTATTCGTCACTAAAGAGCGTGCTATTTCCAGCGGGCACTGTAGATTCTTGTGGAAATACATACTCTACTGTGTTTTCGTCTACTCTAACGATCGGACGATCATCATTGGGACCTTCTCCGATTAAATAGCCTAACACTCTAACATTAATTTCAGTGTTAAATTCTCTTACGTCTTCATTTAAAGAGGCAACGTTATTGTTGTGTGTAAAGTTTTGGTCGATGAACACTTCATATGAGTGACCATTTCTCTTAAGAGAAAGCGCATTGATTTGACCTGTTCTTGCGATAAATGGAGTAACAAGTGTGTTCATTTGTTGTTGATATTCTGTTTTAATTGATATCTTGTATTCGACATTAACATAAACAGGAATAGGAATTGATATTGTTTGAATAACAATTTTCTTATTTACTCTCGGGAAGTATCTTTGCTTTTTTCCCTCATTATTGGTTCTTGTTCCCGCAGCAACAGCAAAATTGCGTGTCTTGTCAGGAACTATTTTCTTGGCAATAACAAAGCGACCAGCACGTCCGTTCTTATCAACTGAATAATAATGTGCTTGAAAAGAACCTTTGCGTTCGGGATCTTTAACAATACTCGTTCTTTCAATACTGATAAGTGGTAATTTAAGTGCACTATCTGAGTCTCTCAATTCTTTCTTATTTTTTATTTGATATGCTCTTTCAGGGGCTTGCCATAAAACAGGAACCTCAGTATAACCTTCGTTTGTTTTACAACTTAATTGTAAGTCTTCTTTAAGCCACGAAGTAATAACATAATCAATGTCTTCAATAGTAGAAGAATACATGCCGACTTCTTTTAAGGTAAACTGGGAAGAACCAGAGGGTATCATCGCATAATCAAAGTTATCAGGTAGCATCGAATAGTCCTCTCTTTGCTCTCTTGCATGTAGCAGAGATCTCGAACTCTTGGTTTGTTTGTCCAAACAAAAGCCTTGATTCAACTAACTTAACAATTTCATAGTAATTATCGTTATAAAGAACAAAATCTCCCTCACGAACAAACATGTCTTGATCTTCTTCTAATCTTCTACGATGGAAGTGGATAAGAATCTCAGACGCTTTATCAACACCAAACCCTGGCATCTGTTCTGTTGAGAAGTTTGTATATTCAACTAATGCATAAATGCGAACTGGGGGTAAGAATGTTTTTTCTATTGCTTCGCCATATAAATCATGGAATTCAGTTGTCTCCATATCAATTGAATAATAAAGTAATTGTTGTCCGATAACCTTTTCAATAAGTTCATCGTTAACTTGTTTTACTAGATCTCGCTCTTTCTTTCCTAAGAAGAGCGGTGGGGGCGGCTGCTCTGGTCTTTTCCATTCATTAGACATATCTTATTTACCCCACGAATATGCCCAGCGGGGTCACCTTTAAGACATTCGCGGCAGCATCTGTAATTTCTTGATCTTTCTTCGCCAATTCGGAGTATTCAACTTCGCCAAGCATCTCTCTCAACTTATCTCGAAGTGCTTGTTGTTCTTCCTTCGCTTGTGAAAGAAGCTCGCTATGATTAAGAGTTACGCTCTCGCCAGGTATTGGCATTGTGGTGAACTTACCACGGATTTGTCCAAGCATCTCTTTACAAAGAGCTAATGCATACTTGCGAACCCACTGCTTACCCATTGAGTTAATATTCTCGTATGGAATGTTATCGAACGGAACAGTGTTTAAGTTATTAACACCTTCAACACCACTATCAACCGAACCGGTTTCATATGGTTGCATATCAACATAAAACTTAACCCACATTTTATCTCCGCCCCCTGTAGACCAATTGCTTGGAGTTGGATATAATCTAATCTTGTTATTGATAAGTTCGTATGAATAGTGTGAGGTTCTCGTAAAGATTGAATCCTCATACATGATCGCTTGCATTTTATTTTGCCAAGTAGGAATGATCTCGAATGTGGAATCGTCTGCAAACTGACCATATGTTGAATAATTACCTACTACACCTACACCACCATAGTAACCGTAAAAGCGCCACATGGCTCGTGGAGACCTGTAATAAACCTTGGTTACTATGACACGCTTGTTATCGATTTTACCAGCATAACCAACGCTGTTGCCTGATTGATCTACACCGGAATCAGATGCGCTTTGGATGATCGCCTGGATATCGTAGTCTTGGACATTTTGTTTTGGAACGAACGATGCGGAGTATTGCGGTATCGTTCCGCCAAACCCACCTGCTGCGGCTGCACCATCACCAACGCGATTAGCATAACCTAAACTGAATCTTGGGTATTTTAAGTTTGCATCTGATGGTCCACCGGTAATATCGCCCTTGTGGTCAAATGTTCCTGTTTGAGTTCCAAGAATAGTCGATAATACATTCTTTCCTTGATGAAGGTTAACAATATATGAGTATTCTAAAACAGCCTCTTCATATGCTGCGTAAACATTAGAAGGTGTAAGCTCAATGTCAACAACATCACCGCCAAGTTTTTTATATGTATATGCAACTTGCGCTGATGCACCACTAATAAATGCTGCTGAATCATTATAAACACCAAACGGTAATGATGCTGTTACTAAGGATGTGCTTCCTGTCGATGTTAAGACAATCGCGCTTGTTTGAGACTTCGGGCTAAGGTTTGTTGGCATTTATAAATTGCTCCTCAAATTAAATAGTAAAAAGGCGGACATAAATCCGCCTTAAGATAATATTTAGACTTTCGTCCTTTTATACTTTTTACTTTTTGGAAGCTTTCTTCGAAGAACTACGTTTTTTTGAGATAGCTTTTGGTTCTGCCTCGACAACATCTTCTGATACTTCTTCTGCCTCAACAACTGGCTCAATAACCGGTTCAGGTGCAGGCTTAGGGGCAGCCTTTGGGGCAGCGACTGGTTGAGCAGCAGCTTCTTTAGCTCTCTTGGCTTTTAACCATAAGTGTTTCTTTTTGCGGATGTTCATAACATTCTCTCCTTTGTTATAAGTAGTTTATTGAAAACAAAAAAGCCCCCCTGCCGAAACAAGGGGACTCTTTTAGTGTCGTTTAAGACTCAGCGTCTATTAGCTAGCGCCGGACTCACCGAGAAGACCACGGATAACGACCAGACCATACATATCTGGGCGGACCATCTTCTTCGCGTAACGAGTCATCACGCCCTTGCGAGGCACGAAGTCTTCAGGTCCGAAGATAGTAGGAGTGGTTTGCAGTGGGACGTATGGTGCGTATACGTATCCGCTTTCAAGGAAAGAGGAGCCGCGGCGACCAACGAGGACGACATTGCGGAGGAAGTAAGGATCAACGATAACGTCGAACTTCTTGCTCAGCGAGCCGACCTGAACTGCACCGACAGTGCCGGTCTCAGAATCAGCGGTAACGTTTGCACGGAATCCAGCGGTGAACTCAAGGATGTTGGCAACTTCAGGTCCGCAGACGATGAAGTTAGCACCACCACGAAGAGTCTTGCGGTGAATTTGTGCAGAAACATCGTTGATGGTCTCAA